TTAGCCTCTTATCTTGAATTCTGCTATAACTTTGCCGATGAATACAAGGTCATTAATGTTCATATCAACAATGATATTCCCATAGTTAATCTTAACTTTATTATCAGGAATTCTAATAACTTGTTTTATAGAATGCTTTCCATCAATGGAGATTAACCAATCACCATCAACTACATCTGTGAAATCCCTCTCAATAAAATAAGAGTTATTCCCGTTTGATATCACAGATGGTGATGATAAACCATCAGGAATGAACACTTTGTCAAACATTAGTGTTCCTGCATCCAATAGCACTCCATCAATCAATTTTATTTTTTGAATATTGATGATGTCAGAAGTTAAATATTCATGTTTAGGAGGTAAGCCTGTTACCAGCCACTTTATGTTTACTCCTGTTTCGAGCGCGCACTGAATAACCCAATCAGAAGGGAATGAATCTCTCATGTAGCGTGTAGCAAGACTGCTTTTTGATATGCCTAGTTGTTCACATAACGCCTGTCTTGTAGTGAACCCATAGGCTTCAACCATCCTTTCGATAGCTTTCTTTCCACCTTGACTAAAATCCATCGATTTCACCTTGTGAACTTTATGGTTGACGATTTCAATTTGTGATCTTATAGTCGCATTGATTTCAAAATGTGACTTACAACTACTCGTCAATGTTAAACACACTTAAACAGGAGATGTTGCCTTATGACTCAGCACATTTCAATCACATTAGCTGTCCCATCCATTTCGGTTGAAAAGTACAGTGAACTCACAGGGTTATCTGTAGACACTATCAACAGTATGCTCGCAGATGGACGCCTTAAGCGGCATCGTCTTCGCAAGGATAAAAAACGTGAAAAGGTAATGATCAACATTGCAGCCATGACAGTGGATGCGCTTGCCGATTCCAATGTCGTAATCAATTGATTCGATTTTGAAATAAAGGGAAGGGGCTGACTATGTTTGATTATCAAGTTTCCAAACATCCACATTTTGACGAAGCCTGTCGTGCATTCGCACTGCGCCACAACCTGGTGCGACTGGCAGAACGTGCAGGCATGAATGTACAGATTCTGCGGAACAAGCTGAACCCAGCTCAACCTCATTTATTAACCGCACCAGAAATCTGGTTGCTTACCGATCTGACTGAAGATTCAACGCTGGTAGATGGCTTTCTGGCACAGATTCACTGCCTGCCATGTGTACCGATTAATGAGGTGGCAAAAGAGAAACTGCCGCATTATGTCATGAGTGCAACCGCAGAGATCGGGCGTGTTGCTGCAGGTGCGGTATCTGGCGATGTAAAAACCAGTGCAGGTCGTCGTGATGCTATCAGCAGCATTAACTCTGTAACACGACTGATGGCGCTGGCCGCTGTTTCATTGCAGGCCCGTTTACAGGCTAATCCTGCGATGGCGAGTGCAGTTGATACCGTGACTGGCCTCGGTGCTTCATTCGGTTTGCTGTGAGGTGCTTATGCTGACGAAAGAACCATCATTTGCATCGCTGCTGGTAAAACAAAGTCCGGCAATGCACTACGGTCACGGCTGGATCATGGGTGAGGATGGTAAACGCTGGCATCCGTGCCGTTCACAAGATGAATTGCTGGCAGAACTATCTACGAAAAAACGGGGGAACAAATGGCTATTGAAGGCGCTGCGGCGACTGTTCCATTAAGACCCGGTGAACGCCTGAATGGACTTAATCATATTGCGGAGTTAAGGGCGAAAGTTTTTGGTTTGAATATTGAGTCAGAGCTTGAGCGGTTTATTAAAGATATGCGTGATCCTCGGGATATCAATAATGAACAAAATAAACGGGCACTGGCTGCCATATTCTTTATGGCAAAAATTCCAGCTGAACGTCATAGCATCAGCATTAATGAGCTGACCACTGACGAAAAGCGGGAGTTGATTAAAGCAATGAATCATTTTCGTGCAGTGGTGAGCTTATTTCCCAGACGGCTAACCATGCCGAATTAACCAACTAATGAAATTAATGGCGTAAACCCGCCGGGCATCCCTTTATCTAAATTCAGGAGAATTGCTTATGCGTAATATTGAAACCCTCACGACCAAAACCGGACCGGATGATGCAGGTCTTAATCTTTTACTGACAGAGGCTCGTCTGGAAGAACGCCGGGCAAGGGCTGAAGCAATGGCTGCTCGCCTCGATAGCCTGGCGTGTCATATCACCTCCCGCCAGCTAAACCACGTCGAAGCGGCAGAACTGCTGCGTGTGACTGCTGAAGCAATCCAGAACGAAGCGCAGGAGATCCACTGATGGCTGATGCAATGGATCTCGTACAGCAGCGCGTTGAAGAAGAACGCCAACGCCATATCCGTGCTGCCCGTGCCAAAACGCCGGGCGTGTCCCGCGTGCTTTGCGTTGAGTGTGAAGCGCCAATTCCGCCAGCACGCCGCCGTGCCATTCCGGGTGTGCAGCTTTGCATTACCTGTCAGGAAATCGCAGAGCTGAAAGGCAAACATTACAACGGAGGTGCTGTATGAGCACCATCCTGAAATGGGCAGGAAATAAAACCGCCATAATGTCCGAACTGAAAAAGCATCTTCCTGCTGGCCCGCGACTGGTTGAACCTTTCGCGGGTTCCTGTGCAGTGATGATGGAGACGGATTACCCCAGCTATCTTGTTGCGGATATTAATCCTGATTTAATCAACCTCTATAAAAAGGTTGCTGCTGATTGTGAGGCGTTTATATCTCGTGCCAGAGCTTTATTTGAGGAAGCAAACAGGGAGGTGGCTTATTACAACATAAGGCAGGAGTTTAATTACTCCACTGAAATTACTGATTTCATGAAAGCGGTATATTTCCTGTATCTCAATCGTCACGGTTACCGTGGTTTATGTCGCTATAACAAGAGCGGGCATTTCAACATTCCCTACGGTAATTATAAAAATCCGTATTTCCCTGAAAAAGAAATTCGCGCATTTGCAGAGAAAGCCCAGCGGGCAACGTTTATCTGCGCCAGCTTTGATGAAACGCTGGCGATGTTGAAGGTGGGGGATGTGGTGTATTGCGATCCGCCTTATGACGGTACGTTTTCCGGCTATCACACTGATGGTTTCACTGAAGATGATCAGTATCACCTGGCATCCATTCTTGAACATCGGTCATCAGAAGGACATCCGGTCATTGTTTCTAACAGTAACACGTCTTTGACCCGGTCCCTTTATCGTAATTTCACTCACCACTACATCAGGGCGAAACGCAGCATCGGCGTTGCAGCGGGGGAGGGAAAATTTGCAACAGAGATGATTGCCACTAAATCTGCTAATTGGTTTAGTGCCGATTTTAGTAGGGGACGTGACTCTACTGTTATTTTCGGGGTGCAAGTGTGAAAGAAATGCACCACGGAATTCATCATTTCCATGGGACGCCTGTCTGGGGAAGTGCTGGCGACGTTCATCGTATTGCGGTGAGCGGAGCTGGCGCTTTCGTCTCCTATGTACGACCAGATCAGATTGCGGCGTCCATTCAGCACGCTCAGGTCGTCGGCATTGATAACGGCGCATTTTCTGCATGGGTGCGTGGGCTAAAAATTAACTGGAGTGATTTTTATAAATGGCTCCTGAACTATTACCACCATCCTAAGGTCGCTTTTTTTGTCATTCCTGATGTTGTGGACGGAGGTGAACGTGACAATGATGCCCTGATAAACGAAGTTCCGAAAATGTTCTACGGGAAGGCAACTCCCGTCTGGCATCTGCACGAGTCAATCGATCGGCTTATCGAGCTATGTCGTGAATGGCCTCGTGTCTGCTTTGGATCGTCTGGTGAATATGCGGCTATCAGAACTGCGCACTGGCATCGTCGTATGCAGGACGCTTTTGAAGCAATTTATTGCCGACACAATTTCAAAACAGCTGTTCATGGTTTGCGCATGCTTGACGGTCGTGTGTTGGGAAATTACCCACTGGCGACTGCCGACAGTACAAATCTTGCCTGCAATGTCCCCAAATTTAATAGCAAATATCCTGAGCTGACGCGGGCTATTCAGGAGGCTGAGTATTCGCGCAATCTGACGGAAAAGGAGCTGAAAGCTGTCATTCTGAAAAACCGTTGCGCAATTTTAAAAGGTGCAATTGAAGCTGTTCGCCCACCTTCAGTTTCTGATTGGCTGTCGAATGGTTTGCAGCCTTCACAGCTCGAACTGGAGATTGCGTAATGAACTACAGCTATTCCTGGAATGCTGAGAAAAAAGCAATCAATCCTTACGTAGAGACGGAAGAGCAATCTTCAGTTTCTGCGCTTTCAAACCTGATCGCTCTGTACGCTGCCGATAACGAGCAGGAACAGCTGCGCCGCGAGGCACTGAGTGATCAGGTCTGGGAGCGTTATTTCTTTAATGAATCCCGTGATCCTGTCCAGCGCGAAATGGAGCAGGATAAGCTCATTAGTCGGGCAAAGCTGGCGCATGAGCAGCAGCGTTTTAATCCAGATATGGTCATTCTGGCGGACGTTAATGCCCAGCCTTCCCATATCAGCAAGCCACTGATGCAACGTATTGAATACTTCAGCAGCCTGGGCAGGCCAAAGGCTTATTCCCGCTATTTGCGTGAGACGATTAAGCCATGTCTGGAACGGCTGGAGCATGTACGCGACTGTCAGCTATCCACTTCTTTTCGCTTTATGGCAAGCCATGAAGGGCTGGACGGCCTGCTGATCCTGCCTGAAATGAGTCAGGATCAGGTGAAACGCCTGTCCACCCTGGTAGCTGCGCATATGAGCATGTGCCTTGATGCAGCTTGTGGCGATTTGTATGTCACCGATGACGTTAAGCCAGAAGAAATCCGCAAGACATGGGAAAAGGTGGCAGCGGAAACCCTGCGTCTGGATGTCATCCCGCCTGCGTTTGAGCAACTCCGCCGGAAAAGAAACCGCCGTAAACCCGTGCCCTATGAACTCATTCCGGGTTCGCTGGCGCGTATGTTGTGCGCTGACTGGTGGTACCGGAAATTATGGAAGATGCGTTGCGAATGGCGGGAAGAGCAGTTGCGTGCTGTCTGCCTGGTCAGCAAAAAAGCATCTCCCTATGTCAGCTATGAAGCCGTGATGCATAAACGTGAGCAGCGCCGTAAGTCGCTGGAGTTTTTTCGTTCTCATGAACTGGTGAACGAAGACGGCGACACGCTGGACATGGAGGATGTGGTAAACGCCAGCAGCAGCAACCCTGCGCATCGCCGCAATGAGATGATGGCCTGTGTTAAAGGCCTGGAGCTTATCGCGGAAATGCGCGGTGACTGCGCCGTTTTCTACACCATCACCTGTCCGTCACGTTTCCATTCCACGCTAAATAATGGCAGGCCCAACCCAACTTGGACAAATGCGACGGTAAGACAAAGCAGTGATTATCTGGTCGGCATGTTTGCTGCATTTCGTAAGGCGATGCACAAAGCCGGATTGCGGTGGTATGGCGTGCGGGTGGCTGAGCCGCATCATGACGGTACAGTTCACTGGCACCTGTTGTGTTTTATGCGCAAAAAAGACCGCCGCGCCATCACTGCATTACTGCGTAAGTTTGCCATCCGTGAAGACCGCGAGGAACTGGGCAATAACACTGGGCCGCGCTTTAAGTCTGAGTTGATTAACCCGCGCAAAGGTACGCCAACAAGCTACATCGCGAAATACATCAGTAAGAACATTGACGGGCGTGGTCTGGCTGGCGAGATCAGCAAGGAAACGGGGAAATCCCTGCGTGATAATGCTGAATACGTTAATGCCTGGGCGTCTCTGCATCGTGTTCAGCAATTCCGCTTCTTTGGCATTCCGGGGCGTCAGGCTTACCGTGAACTGCGATTGCTGGCTGGTCAGGCGGCAAGGCAACAGGGGGACAAAAAAGCAGGTGCGCCGGTACTGGATAACCCGCGCCTTGATGCCATCCTGGCTGCTGCTGATGCTGGTTGTTTTGCCACCTACATCATGAAGCAGGGCGGCGTACTGGTTCCCCGCAAATATCACCTCATCAGAACCGCTTATGAAATCAACGAAGAGCCGACCGCCTATGGCGATCACGGCATTCGTATTTATGGCATCTGGTCACCTATTGCAGAGGGCAAGATCTGCACTCATGCCGTGAAGTGGAAAATGGTTCGTAAGGCCGTTGATGTTCAGGAGGCGGCAGCCGACCAGGGCGCTTGCGCCCCTTGGACTCGTGGCAATAACTGTCCCCTTGCTGAAAATTTGAACCAACAGGAGAAAGATAAATCAGCTGATGGGGACACTAGAACGGACATTACCCGCATGGATGACAAGGAGTTGCACGATTACCTGCACAGTATGAGCAAAAAAGAGCGCCGGGAACTGGCAGCAAGGTTACGCCAGGTGAAGCCGAAAAGGCGTAAAGACTACAAACAGCGAATTACAGATCATCAGCATCAGCAGCTCGTCTATGAACTGAAGTCCAGAGGATTTGATGGCAGCGAGAAAGAGGTCGATTTACTCCTTCGCGGTGGCAGTATTCCGTCAGGAGCAGGCCTGCGTATCTTCTATCGGAACCAGCGTTTGCAGGAAGATGATAAGTGGCGGAACCTGTATTAATTACGCAGGTTAACAATTCGTGCTCTTAATAATACCAGGCATATCAGGCTGATGAACGTAAAAAAACGTTTTACATCAGTAAGATTATTATATACTGTAAATATAAACAGTGGTTATGTATACAGTATTGCTTGTGGTGTTATAGGAGGAAAGATGCAGGACTATTTTTTGGAGTCTTTGAAGCTCCAGCGCATTGATTTTTTTCTTAAGCTTGTAGCGGCTAGTGAATGTAGTGATGAAGAGAAAGGGCTGGCTCTGCAGTGGGTTTCTGAACTGACAGATGAACTCATGGCAAAAATCAGAACCCACGAATACAACCGCTCAATGGATGTCATCAGCTGAGGTGACTTTTATGCGCATTGAAATAATGATCGATAAAGAGCAGAAGATTAGCCAGTCTACCCTGGACGCCCTTGAATCCGAGCTTTACCGCAATCTGCGCCCCCTGTATCCCAAAACGGTAATTCGCATTCGCAAAGGTAGCTCTAACGGTGTGGAACTGACCGGACTGCAACTGGACGAAGAAAGAAAACAAGTGATGAAAATTATGCAGAAAGTGTGGGAAGACGACAGCTGGCTGCATTAAGAAACGTTGCTGGCGTCTGAACTTGCTTCTGGCGCCAGCAAGGTTGAACAACGAGCCGTGCGAGGCGTTAGCTCTGTGGTGCATGTCTATGCCGCATGAGATCGCATGATCGTTTGAGGATCGTTTTTGCTAAGGCCCGCCAGAACTGTCGGGCTTTTGCGTAGATCATGCAGGTGCATGAAAACCACTACATAAAGCGGGCAGGCGTGGCGGGGATACGAGCGCGCGCTGATAGGGTAATCGTCAAAACAGGCATCAGCTAGGTTGAGTTGTAGCGGTGCTTAAGTTTGCTCGTTGTTTGATAGAGCTTAATGTATGTAATTGCCTACAGCTGTGGTTATCTATTAACATGTAAGGATAAGGTCACTTGCTCGCTGCCATTAGAAGAGGAACTGGATGTCTATCGAGGAAAAATTTTTTAGTGATATCGATTTAAAAGATCCGTTTTTTAACAGCCTAAGAGCTGATTATGAAGGATTTGATGTTTGGTTTCTCTCAAAAGGTAAAAATAAGGCGTTTGTATCACGTAATGAATTAGGTGAAATCGATGGTTTTCTCTATTTGAAAATAGAAGATGAAGAGTTGAGTGATATGACTCCAACGTTTCCAAAGATGAAGCGAGTAAAGCTTGGCACATTTAAAATCGATGCTCATGGAACCAAACTTGGAGAGCGTTTTATTAGAATTATGTTTCAATTTGCTATGAGAAACAAACTAAAAGAAGTATATGTTACTATATTTGATAAGCATTCAGGATTAATTCGCTTATTAACTAAATATGGTTTTGTTTTAAAGGCGAGGAAAAATCTTTCTACGATTAATGGGCAAGAAGGTGTATACTTTAAAAACTTGGTATGGAAGGAGTAAAAAATGAGCTATGCTAATTATCCCTTAGTCAAATTGCAGGGGAGAAATTATCTATTAAGTATTTATCCTGCATGGCATACACGTCTTTTCCCTGAGTCAAAACTCCACAATGAGAGTGCTGGTATCATCGCTGATATATCACATACCAACAGTATTGAAAAAGTATACTTAACAAAAATGCATGGGGTAGCCAGCCTAAAGCCTGGAGATAATTTGCTTATTTATCGTACTTCAGATGGACAAGGTCCAGCTCGGTTTAGATCTGTTGCAACTTCAGTGTGTGTGGTTCAGGAAATTAAAGATATTCACGATTTCTTAACTTATGAGGAATTTAAGAATTACTGTGAACCTTATAGCGTTTTTGATGAAGATGAGTTACAGCTTCTATATATGAAAAAAAATTATCCGATAATTATACGGTTTACTTATAATTTCCCTTTGGAAAAAAGAGTTATTCGTGATGAAATCATGAATATTACAGGTTATACCAATAGTGATTATTGGGGTTTTTTACCACTAACTGATTCAGCATTTAAGCAGATTGTCTTACAGGGAGGTGTTGATGAAAGTTTTATTATCGATTAAGCCAGAGTATGCAGAGAGTATACTTTCTGGTAAAAAAAAATATGAGTTTCGGAAAAATATTTTTAGAAATAAAAATGTTGATACGATAGTTATTTACGCAACGATGCCGGTTGGCAAAGTAATAGGTGAATTTAAAGTAGGAGATATTCTTGCTCTATCCCCTTCAGAATTGTGGGATAAAACGAAAGCTCATGCAGGAATTACACATTCTTTTTTTAAAGATTATTTCCACCAAAGAGAAAAGGCTTTTGCTATTTCCATCAAAAGCCCTAAAAGATATAAATTCCCTGTCGACTTAAATGAGTTGATTCCCGGCGGCGTCGCCCCACAGTCTTATCGTTATTTATAATGTTGTCTGGGCATGTTTCTTAACCATGCCCAGTTTTTCTAGGGCAATAGATAAATCGTTTGTTGTTGGGGATTCTAAGATAATTAATGGTACATTGATTTTATTTGTAACATATTTTGCGTTTTCTCTTTCAGCTTCCATCAGCTTATTTAAATCATAAGTAATATCACTCCCATCTCGTTTCATTATTCGTTCTCTAATTGTATCGGGAGACTCCTCAACTAAAATTACTCCATCTAGCCCCATTTCCTCAAATACTTCTTGCTTGAGAACTTCAATATCTCCATTTTTATTTATTAAGGTAAAATGACCATCCAATAAAATATTGGATACCTTTGACTTTAATGCATTAAGTGCCGTAAGTAATATTGATTGGTTTTTATCAGGTGTGGCCGTTAACTTACTGTTATCAAATTTAATATTAGAATTATTTTTTATAAGTTCGCTTGCGCTTACATGAGTTACCCCGAAATCATCTTTTGCAAATGAGCACAAGTAACCTTTGCCTACACCATGAACACCTGCTATGAAAATTAACATAGTATTACCTCCGTTTATTTATTTATGTTAGAATGTTATAGCCTTAGCATAGTAGAGGATAGAGCATGAAGTTTCAAGCTATATCGATTTTGACTCCAGCGGTAGAAAATATTATAAATGGTTCTAAATCTATCGAAATACGGTCGTGGTATCCTGAAACGATACCATTAAAAAACGTCATTCTTGTTCAGAATGATAAATATCTTAAAAATCAAAGCGATATAGATCATGGGGTGGCTATGGCTATTGTCGATTTTGTTTCAGTTAGAAATTGGTCATATGAGGATTACTTAAAACAAAACCAAGAAACAACTCTTAATAAGCCTTGGTCTCCAGGTTATTATGTGTGGGAAATTAAAAATGTTAGAACTTTAAAAAAATCTATTCCTTGTGTGGCGAGGAAAGGTATTTATACAATAGATTTAAATATGGATTATATATAAGGTATTGTGAGATGTGTGGTGCCATTCTTCGAAATATTAAGCGTTATGCCATTATTTATTCACTGTTGTTTTTGGCTTTTATTTTAATGCTGATAGTGTTTGTTAGCTATGTTTGTAAATTTGGAATGTATTCATGGAGTGATTCCGTAGAGAAATGGGGACAGTTTGGCGATTATATTGGTGGTGTACTGAATCCTGCTCTGGCCTTTATCTCTATCATGCTTGTTTGTTTCACACTATATTCTACATCTAGGCAGTCATCTATTCAGTCATTCGAGTCTGTGTTATTTGAGTTACTAAGATTTCATAAAGATAACTTATCAGAAATTAAAACAACGTATTCAGATGGAAAAGTGTATGTAGGACGAGAGGCTCTTTCATTATACATTACCGAAGTGAAGTTTAACCTACTTAATATTGTGGATGATTCACTTCCTTTGGATGAAAGGTTAGAGCTTTCAGTTAATATGGTTTATCTGGAAGGTGACAATTTTGCGAATGTGGGACATTATTTCAGGAATATTTACCATATTTTTAAACATATCAACGACTCTAACTATTTGACTGAGAAAGAAAAAACCAAGTATGCGAAATTAGTTAGAGCACAAATATCTTCTATAGAATCTGGCGCGATGCTATTAAATGGTTTTTCATCGGTAGGAAAGCCTGCCAAGAAATTTATTGAAAAATATTCTCTCCTTCAGGGGTTTAGTTTAAGTAAGGAATTCAAGCAGCAATTACATGATTTAGGTGCCTTAAAATTATACGATGACGTTGCTTATGAGGATAAAAAAGGGCATTAAATGCCCTTATCTTGGTCAAGGATGTAGTCATTAAATGACACAATATTTTGATTTATCCAGGTGTTTAGCTCAACTAGTCTTTTCTGCAAAGGAACCAACTCATTTCTGACAAAAACCTTCGCGGCTTTTTCCACATCCCCAAACCCTCCAACATTATTAGGCATAATCCCCATCATTTGCGGCGGCACGCGGTGCGCAGCCATCATGTCATCACGGCTCACGTTCTTGATATTCAGAAACTCATCCTTCGCCGCAACTTCTGACAACGGGATGATCTGAAGCCCGTCCTTTTTGCCGTTAGGCGAGTACATAAACAGGTTGCGGAAGTTGCCTGGACCTTTGGCGCTTTTCATCGCATTGCGGAGGTTGTTCACATCCTCCTGGTTCTGCGCGGCATCGGTCATGTACATGATGAAGCCTGCATGACTACCGTTAATGTAATACTTCCGGCGGAACAGCGTGGCGGACTCGTTGAGCAAAGCGGATGGGATGGCAGAAAGATAGCCGGGCAGTCCGTAGATCTCCTGGTTGATGTCCGGTTCCATCAGATGAAAAATGCTGCCTTTCGTGAACTGATACGGCTGGGTTGTCATACCGTATTGCACAAACCAGTAGGTATCCAGGTCTAACCCGCGTCGGGTGTATTTTGCCAGCGCAGGCTCAAGGGCGATAACTTCACCGAATCGGTTCGTGCGTTTCTCCAGGTAGGCGTTACCAAATACCAGATAGTCCTGCACAAAACGCGAAAAAGCCTGCTGGCTGAGCAGCGGATGAGGGATATAGGTACTGGTCAGAATGTTGCACTTTACTGCAATCGGGGAACTGTGATGCACGGCGGCGCGGAAGGTGCGCGCCAGTCCGTCAAAGCTGACGGGCGGCTCATACCAACGGTCCATCTGTACGCATTCCACATAGTCCAGCAGTTCACGGCGGTCCAGAACAGGAACGGGATCGCCGAAGCTGAATGCTTCGGCTGTAGTTTGACTTTTAAGCTGGATCTGTTTCGTCGCCGCAGCGCGGTTCTTCTTACTCTTTCCCATCAAAAAATCTCCACAATATTGCTGGTATTGGCGGATTCGCCCTGCAGCGGTTCGTTAAACAGTGCGTGCATCGTTGCCCAGGCCAGATCGGCGTGGCTGGCTTCTTCGCTGCGGCTGGCTTCATAGGTTGGGCGGTTGCCACTGGCGGTGGTTGCGCGACGGATTGCCATGAATGACTGCGCAATGTCGGTGTGCCCGGCGTCAAACTCCAGACGGCGGTGGCTGATAATGTCGTAGGCCTTGAGTACCAGGGCGTTTTTAACGTTGGGGTTGTAGACAAACTCCCGGACGGCAGGAAAGAACGCTTTCACGTTCTCATAAACACCGTGACCGACACCTGTCGAGTCGATGCCGATATAGGTCACGTTGTACTGTTCGGTCAGTTTTTTGATGGCGTCAGCCTGGGCGCGGAAGTCCATCCCGCGCCACTGGTGACGCTCAAGAATGCGAAACTTACCGCCAGGCACGGCTGGCGGTGCCACCACTACGCATCCGGCGCTGTCGCCGTTCTGCGTACCTTTTGCCGGGTCATAACCGATCCACACCTCGCGCCAGCCAAACGGGCGCAGGGCCAGTGCATGAAAGTCGGTCCAGACTTCCCAGCTGTCCACCATGCACGCCTGCAGCTCGCTGAGCGGGAACACGGACGCGAGATCGTCCACAAACTCGCACATCAGCAGGTTCTGGTATTCGTCCGGGCTGTACTCCATGCGTAGCTGGTCGAGGTCGAACAGGTTACAGCCGCCGCGCACCGCATCTTCCACGGTGACTATCTGGCGGTATTGCCCGTCTGCGCACAGCAGGCCGGGGGCCAGATTGCTGTGGGACAGGTCGATGTCCACCTTATCGGCTTTGTTGCGCCCACGGTTGAACAGCGCACCGGACCAGAACGGATAAGCACTGTGTGTCAGACTGGATGGCGTGGAAAAATAGGTTTGTCGCCATTTTTTGTGAATAGCCATACCGGAAGCCACTTTGCGCAGCTCCTGGAATTTCGGTATCCAGAAATATTCATCCAGATACAGGTTGCCGTGGTAACTCTGGGCCGTGCGGGCATTGGTGCCGAGGAAGTAAAGCGTGGCCCCGTTAGGAAGCACCATCGGATCGCCTTTCAGCTCCACCTCCACTTCTTTGGCAAAGTCGATGATGTACTGTTTAAAGACGTGGGCCTGAGCCTTGCTGGCAGAAAGGAAAATCTGGTTACGCCCGGTCAGCAGGGCGTCAATCAGGGCTTCACGGGCAAAGTAAAAGGTCGCGCCGATCTGGCGTGACTTCAGCAGGTTGCGGATGCGGTTGGTTTTTCCGGCTTCCCACCAGTGGCGCTGGTAGTTGAACATAGAGGAATGGAAGATTTCTTCCAGTTTCTCAATCTGTTCATCGGTGAAAACATTCTTTTCCGGCTGACGACGTGGGCCTTTGTTGCGGTTGGCGACGTTAGGGTTTAAGTCGGCTTCGTTGCCGCCATTGTTAAACTTGCCGATCCGCGCGTGGCGCTCCGACTGGCGCGCCAGCAGGTCAATCTCTTTGAAATCTTTCCCTTCTTTGTGCTCCTTCATAATGAGCTGGCAGTAGCGTGCGGCGGTGGTGAGCTGCATCTGATCCAGCGGCCCATAGTCAGCCCACTTGTCGCGTTTTTTCCAGCTGTGAACGGTTGCAACTTTCTCGCCCAGCATTTCAGCAATGCGGGCGACGCGGTATCCCTGAAAGTACAGCAGCATGGCCTGCCGACGGGGATCGAGATCTGCGGGTGTCAGTGTGGTGTTCATGGCACAAACCTACAGCCTTGAATGAAGGCTTTCCCCGCCTGCGGTTTGTGTGGTTGTCGGTACAAATACCGCGCATTGTTTCACTGCCCCTATCACCGCAACCATAAGGCTCCAGTAAGTTTTTTCTAACGGAGCACGGCTCATGACAGTGAAAGCAAAGCGTTTTCGCATCGGGGTGGAAGGTGCCACCACCGACGGACGCGAAATCCAGCGTGAATGGCTGGAACAGATGGCAGCCAGCTACAACCCGGCGGTGTATACCGCGCTGATTAACCTTGAGCACATCAAGTCTTATCTGCCGGACAGCACCTTTAACCGCTACGGCAAGGTGACGGCGCTGTTTGCTGAAGAAATCACGGAAGGTCCACTGGCGGGCAAGATGGCGCTGTATGCCGACGTTGAGCCAACAGAGTCCCTGGTGGAGCTGGTGAAAAAAGGCCAGAAATTATTCACCTCTATGGAAGTCAGCCCGAAGTTTGCTGATACGGGCAAAGCCTACCTGGTCGGCCTGGCTGCCACTGATGATCCCGCCAGTCTGGGTACTGAAATGCTGACATTCAGCGCCAGTGCAGCCCATAACCCGCTGGCAAACCGCAAGCAGAATCCCGCCAATCTTTTTACCGCTGCAGAGGAAACGGTGATCGAACTGGAAGAAATCCAGGAGGACAAACCGTCCCTGTTTGCCCGTGTCACGGCGCTGTTTACCAAAAAAGAGCAGTCCGATGACGCCCGGTTCTCTGATGTGCATAAGGCCGTGGAGCTGGTCGCCACTGAGCAGCAGAACCTGAGCGCACGCACCGAAAAATCCCTGTCTGAGCAGGAAGAACGCCTGTCTGAGCTGGAGACTGCCCTGCAGGCACAGCAAACCGCCTTTAACGAACTGGTGGACAAGCTGAGTCATGAAGACAGCCGCCAGGACTACCGCCAGCGTGCAACAGGCGGTAACGCCCCCGCTGACACTCTGACCAATTGCTGATGGAGCACAAAACCCGATGAAGAAGAATACCCGCTTTGCTTTTAACGCTTACCTGCAGCAGCTGGCGCGTCTGAACGGTGTGGCAGTTGAAGAACTGTCCAGCAAGTTCACCGTGGAGCCGTCTGTGCAGCAGACGCTGGAAGACCAGATCCAGCAGTCCGCCGCTTTCCTGACGCTGATTAACGTCACGCCAGTGACTGAGCAGTCCGGTCAGCTGCTGGGGCTGGGTGTTGGCAGCACCATTGCCGGAACCACTGACACCACCGCGAAAGAGCGTGAACCTGTCGATCCGACGCTGATGGTCGATGTGGAATATAAATGCGAGCAGACCAACTTTGACACGGTGCTGACCTACGCGAAGCTGGACCTGTGGGCGAAGTTTCAGGATTTCCAGGTGCGTATCCGTGACGCCATCGTGAAACGTCAGGCACTGGACCGCATCATGATCGGCTTTAACGGCGTGAAGCGTGCGAAAACCTCCAACCGCAGCGAAAACCCGCTGCTGCAGGATGTGAATAAAGGCTGGCTACAGAAAATCCGTGAAGATGCACCGGATCACGTCATGGGCAGCACCACCACGGGCGGTGAAACCACTCCGGGCGCAGTGAAAGTCGGCAAAGGTGGCGAATATGCCAACCTGGACGCGGTGGTGATGGATGCGGTCAATGAGCTTATCGACGTGGTCTACCAGGACGATGACGATCTGGTGGTGATTTGCGGTCGTGAGCTGCTGTCTGACAAGTATTTCCCGCTGGTCAACAAAGAGCAGGAAAACAGTGAAAAACTGGCTGCCGATATGATCATCAGTCAGAAACGCATGGGTGGCCTGCAGGCCGTGCGTGCGCCGTTCTTCCCGCCGAATGCGTTGCTGATCACCCGTCTGGATAACCTGTCCATTTACTGGCAGGAAGACACCCGCCGCCGTTCGGTTATCGACAACCCGAAACGTGACCGGATTGAAAATTTTGAATCCGTTAATGAAGCCTACGTGGTTGAGGACTACCGCTGCGCCGCACTGGTGGAAAACATCCAGATTGGCGATTTCAGCGCCGCTGCAGCAGAAGCCGGAGCGTAAACCATGAGCCTGAGTCCCGCACGGCAGCATCGCCTGCGCGTTCAGGCTGAACAGGCCGCCCGTGAGGGCGGCAGTGTTCGCCACGCGTCGGGCTATGACCTGATGCTGCTGCAACTGGCGGAAGACCGCCGCCGTCTCAAGGGCGTTCAGTCCACGGTGAAAAAAGCGGAAATAAAGGTGGAGCTGCTGCCGAAATATGCCGCCTGGGCGGAGGGCGTCCTGGCTGCCGGAGGCGCTCAACAGGATGACGTGCTGATGTACGTGATGCTGTGGCGCATTGATGCCGGAGATTATGCCGGGGCGCTGGAGGTTGGGCGTCATGCCCTGCGTCATGGCTGGGTGATGCCGCTGGGTAACCGCAACGTGCAGACCGTGCTGGCAGAGGAAATGGCAGATGCAGCGCAGAGCGCAATGCTTGCCGCCACCGGCTTTGATGTCGATCTGTTGCTGCAGACGCTGGAGCTGACAGACGGTCTGGATATGCCGGACCAGTCACGGGCGCGTCTGCATAAAGCGATTGGCGCTGTCCTGAGTGAAACTAATCCGGCTTCCGCCCTTAATCATCTCAACCATGCGTTACAGCTCGATCCCCGCTGTGGCGTGAAAAAAGACAAACAGCAGCTGGAGCGCAGACTGCGCAATGACAGCCGCTGACAGAACGTGCCCCCGCGCACGGGCGGCACGGGGTGGCGAAAGGCGCTGCCACATCAAAACCCCGTCCACCGCCCTCTATTTCAGGAGAAAGCAGCATGAAGTTTGTTGCGCCAGAACAGGCACCGGAACAGGCGGAAATCATCAGAAATACGCCGTTCTGGCCTGATGTGGACCTGTCGGAGTTTCGCAGTGTGATGCGCACTGACGGCACGGTGACGCAGCCGCGTTTAAAGCAGGTTGCGCTGTCGGCAATTTCGGAGGTCAACGCAGAGCTGTATGAGTTTCGCAGACGCCAGCAGATGCTGGGGTATGTCTCGCTGGCAGAGGTTCCGGCGGAACAGCTGGACGGGAAAAGTGAGCGCATTCAGCACTATTTCAACGCGGTTTACTGCTGGGCACGCGCCATGCTCAACGAGCGTTATCAGGACTATGACGCCACGGCATCCGGTGTGAAGCGGGGCGAGGAACTGGCGGAAGCAAGCGGTGATTTGTGGCGTGACGCCCGCTGGGCCATCAGCCGGGTGCAGGATGCGCCGCACTGCACAGTGGAGCTTATCTGATGAAAGTGCGTGCGTGTCAGTATGACACGGTGGACGCGCTTTGCTGGCGTCATTACGGGCGCACGCAGGGTGTCACGGAGCAGGTACTGAAGGCAAATCCGGGGCTTGCCGAATACGGCCCCTTTTTACCTCACGGGCTGCAGGTGGAGCTGCCGGACATACCGACAACCACCACCGTGCAGACCGTCCAGCTATGGGACTGAATTATGACGCTTGAGCGAATCAGCGCCTTTATCACGTACTGCATCGCCGTTGTGCTGGCCTGGCTGGGCGATTTGTCCATCAAGGATGCCTCAACGCTGGGCGGCCTGATGATTGGTGTGCTGATGCTGGCTATCAACTGGTACTACAAACACAAAGCCTACCAGCTTCTGCGCGACGGGCAGATCTCGCGGGAGGACTATGAATCCATCAATCGTTAAACGCTGCCTTGTCGGGACCGTGCTGGCTATTGCTGCCACGCTGCCGGGTTTTCAGCAGCTTCACACCTCCGTGGAGGGGCTGAAACTGATTGCTGATTACGAAGGCTGTCGTCTGCAGCCGTATCAGTGCAGCGCGGGTGTCTGGACCGACGGCATTGGTAATACATCGGGCGTCATCCCGGGCAAAACCATTACGGAACGACAGGCAGCGGAAGGGCTGATCTCCAACGTGCTGCGTGTGGAGCGGGCGCTGGAAAGGTGTGTGAAGCAACAGCCGCCGCAGAAGGTGTATGACGCTGCAGTGTCGTTTGCCTTCAACGTGGGAACGGGAAATGCCTGCAGTTCCACACTGGTGAAATTACTCAACCAGCGACGCTGGGCGGATGCGTGCCGACAGTTGCCGCGCTGGGTTTATGTAAAAGGTGTGTTTAATCAGGGGCTGGATAACCGCCGTGCGCGGGAGATGGCCTGGTGTTTACAGGGAGCAAACTGAAATGAAAAAGAAATTAATCAGCGGACTGTTTCTGATGTTATGGATGGCGCTGTTAATCGCAGCAATGGTGTATCCGCAGGGGATTTTTCCGGTACTGGCAGCGTCTGGTGTCTGGGTAGCCTGTCTGCTGACATGGGCAGTAATTCCGGTAGCACTGGCTGCGTTAATTAAGAACGGCCCGCTCTGGCAGGAGTTGAGGGCATCTTTGCTGAAGAAAATTACCCGAAAAGAAAACGTATTTATCAGCTGGGTGATGCGATTGCTGATTGTCGTCAGTCTCGCCTGGACGGGGTGGGCTATTACCCTGGTCTTTTATCTACTGACCGTTATTGCCTTCTGGATCACCCGTAATCAGATGGCGCAACAGGTAGCAGCATGAACCGGTTGCTGCTGGTTGTGCTGGCGTTATTACTGGCGGCGCTGGGCTGGCAGACGTGGCGGCTGGCTGATGCCAGCCAGACCATCAGCACGCAGGCAGACGAGCTGCAGAGCAAAAGCCAGGCACTGGCAAAGAGCAACAGCCAGCTTATCAGCCTGTCCATTCTGACTGAAACCAATAACCGGGAGCAGGCGCGGCTCTATGCCGAAGCTGAACAGACCAGCGCAGTGCTGAGACAACGACAACACCGGATTGAGGAACTGAAACGTGAGAACGAGGATTTACGCCGCTGGGCTGATACTCCTTTGCCTGCTGACATTATCCGGCTGCGGGACCGCCCCACACTCACCGGAGGTGCAGCTTACCGTCAGTGGTTGTCCGCGAGTGACGCCGTGTCGGTTGGGGCAGGCAGCGCCGCGCACTAACGGTGATCTGAACGTATTGCTGGATGAAACGGAGGCCGTCTGGGCGGTCTGTGCAGACAAAGTGGACATGATTATTGCGTGTCAGGAGCGAAACAGTGAACAAACCACAATCCCTGCGCCACGCCCTCAATAAAGCGGTGCCTTATGTCCGCAATAACCCGGACAAACTGCATCTGTTTGTGGATAACGGTTCGCTGGTTGCCACGGGGGCCAGCTCCATGTCGTGGGAGTACCGTTACACCCTGAACGCGGTGATTGAGGATTTCAGCGGCGACCAGAATCTGCTGATGGCCCCGGTTTTGCTGTGGCTGCGTGATAACCAGCCCGATGCCATCAATAACCCGGCGTTACGGGAAAAGTTATTCACCTTTGAGGTGGATATTCTGCGCAATGATGTCTGTGATATCAGCCTGAACCTGCAACTGACGGAGCGTGTGCTGGTCAGCACTGACGGGAGTGTGTCGAGTGTTGAAGCGGTAGCGGAACCCGATGAACCTGATGAAATGTGGACGGTGAAACGTGGCTGAACTGCAGAAGGTGGACGACTGGCTGAGTGCCTTGCTGGCGAATCTGGAGCCAGCCGCAAGAAGCCGCATGATGCGCCAGCTGGCGCAGGAACTGCGCCGGACACAGCAGCAGAACATCAGGATGCAGCGCAATCCAGATGGCAGCAGTTATGAGCCGCGACGGGTAACAGCACGCAGCAAAAAGGGGCGCATCAAACGTCAGATGTTTACAAAGCTGCGCACCACAAAATACCTGAAAACTGCCGCCAGCGCCGGCTCTGCCAGCGTACAGTTTGAAGGCAAGGTGCAGCGTATTGCCCGTGTTCACCATTACGGCCTGCGTGATCGCGTCAGTCGCAAAGGACCGGAGGTCCGTTACGCAGAGCGCCGCCTGCTGGGTGTAAATGATGATGTTGAGGCAATGACCCGCGACATGATTCTGCAATGGCTGGCGGGGTGATCTTTGTATCAGCACTGATACAAGTTGCAGCACTGCCGCCTTTCTTCCCCTGATGGCAACCTTTCCCTATGAACGCACAATTAACCGAAATCATGCGCCTTATCACCAACCTGATCCGCACTGGGGTAGTCACCGAAGTGGACAGGGAAAACTGGCTTTGCCGGGTGAAAACGGGCGAGCTTGAAACCAACTGGATCAGCTGGCTGACGCTGCGTGCCGGGAATGCCCGCACATGGTGGCGACCATCGGAAGGTGAGCAGGTGGTGCTGCTGAGTCTGGGCGGCAATCTGGAAACCGCCTTTGCGTTACCCGCCATCTATTCGAATCAGTTCGCGCCACCGTCGACGTCGGCGGATGCCTGCGTGACAGAACATCCTGACGGTGGCTGGTTTGAATACGAACCCTCCACCGGGCGCTGGTATATCAGTGGCATCAAATCAATGGTCATTGAGGCCGCTGACAACATCACCCTGAAAACCAGTGAGTTTGTACTGGAGGCTGACCGCACGCGCATTAACAGCGAAGTGGTGATCAATGGTGGCGTTACCCAGGGCGGCGGAGCGATGAGTTCTAACGGGATCGTGGTTGATGCGCATCAGCATACTGGCGTCCTGAAAGGCGGCGACACAACCGGAGGCCCGGTATGACGCTTTATAGCGGGATGAACAATACCAGCGGTAAAGCCATTACTGATATTGACCATCTGCGCCAGTCGGTGCGGGACATTCTGCTGACGCCGCAGGGTAGCCGCATTGCTCGTCGTGAATATGGTTCCCTGCTGTCGGCACTGATAGACCAGCCACAAAATCCGGCGTTACGCCTGCAGGTCATGTCGGCAGTGTATGTGGCGCTGAGTCGCTGGGAGCCACGGCTGACGCTGGATTCCATCACCATCAACAGCAATTTTGACGGTTCAATGGTGGTGGCGCTGAGCGGGCGGCGTAATAACGGTGTGCCTGTTTCCCTTTCCGTATCAACAGGAGCAGAGAATGGCAGTGATTGACCTTTCGCAGTTGCCTGCGCCGCAGATTGTGGATGTGCCGGACTTTGAGACGCTGCTTGCCGAACGCAAGGCAGAATTTGTGGCGCTTCATCCGAAAGATGAGCAGGAAGCAGTAATGCGTACGCTGGAGCTTGAATCTGAACCCGTCACTAAATTGTTGCAGGAGAACGCTTACCGTGAATTGCTTCTGCGTCAGCGCATTAACGAAGCCGCGCAGGCGGTGATGGTGGCTTACGCGATTGGCGGAGACCTTGACCAAATTGCTGCCAACTACAACGTGAAACGCCTGACGGTGACACCTGCTGATGATGACGCTGTACCGCCTGTTGCGGCTGTGATGGAAAGTGATGAAGCGTTACGCCTGCGTGTGCCTGCAGCCTTTGAAGGACTTTCAGTTGCGGGGCCAACTGCAGCTTATGAATTTCATGCCCGAAGCGCCGACGGTCGGGTGGCGGATGCCAGTGCAACCAGTCCGGCACCTGCAGAGGTGGTGCTGACTGTCCTGAGTCGCGAAGGCGACGGAACTGCAGAAAAAGACTTACTGGACGTGGTGGAGAAAGCCCTGAACAGTGAGAACGTCCGCCCGGTGGCTGACCGTCTGACGGTTCGCAGCGCAGAAATCATCCCGTACCGTGTGGAAGCCACCATTTTTCTTTATCCGGGACCGGAAGCAGAGCCGGTAATGGCAGCGGCAAAAGTCAGCCTGCAGAGGTACATCGCCAGTCAGACGCGGCTCGGTCGGGATATTCGCCGTAGTGCTATTTTTGCCGCGCTGCATGTTGAAGGTGTTCAACGTGTGGAACTGGCTTCTCCGCTGGCGGATGTGGTTCTGAACAAAACGCAGGCGGCATCATGTACGCAGTGGAGCGTGACCAACGGAGGAACGGATGAATAGTCTGCTGCCACCGGGTTCAACTTCACTGGAGCGCCGACTGGCGCAGACCTGTAGCGGGATTTCTGATCTGCAGGTGCCGCTGCGTGACTTGTGGAATCCGGCAACCTGTCCGATCAGTTTCCTGCCTTATCTCGCCTGGGCGTTCTCTGTGGATCGCTGGGACGAGGGCTGGACAGAAAGCGTCAAGCGCCAGGTGGTGAAGGATGCTTTTTATATTCATCAGCATAAAGGGACCACCAGTGCCGTGCGGCGGGTGGTGGAGCCGTTCGGCTTTCTGATTCGCATTATTGAGTGGTGGCAGACCGGAGAGGCACCGGGCACGTTTCGTCTGGATATCGGCGTGCAGGACCAGGGCATCACTGAAGATACCTATCTGGAACTTGAGCGACTGATAAGCGATGCCAAACCATGTAGCCGTCACATGATCGGCATGTCCATCAACCTGCAGACCAGCGGCCCGCATTGGGTGGGAGCCGCCAGCTATCTTGGCGAAGAAATCACGATCTATCCGTATATCAACGAAACAATTATTTCCGGCGGCACCGCGCATGAAGGCGGGGCGGTCCATGTTATTGACACAATGAGAGTGAATCCATGAGCACAAAATTTTATACCCTGCTGACGGATATTGGCGCGGCGAAACTTGCCAGCGCCGCCGCGCTCGGTGTGCCGCTAAAAATTACCCATATGGCGGTGGGCGATGGCGGCGGAGCATTGCCGACGCCGGACGCAAAGCAGGCTGCACTGGTAAATGAGAAACGCCGGGCTGCGCTGAATATGCTCTATATCGACCCGCAGAACAGCAGCCAGATTATTGCTGAACAGGTGATCCCTGAAAACGAGGGCGGTTGGTGGATACGTGAAGTGGGCCTGTTTGATGAGTCAGGGGCATTGATTGCCGTGGGCAACTGCCCGGAAAGCTATAAGCCGCAACTGGCTGAAGGCAGCGGGCGCACCCAGACCGTGCGCATGGTGCTGATTACCAGCAGCACGGACAATATCACCTTGAAAATCGATCCTGCCATAGTGCTGGCAACCCGCAAGTATGTGGATGACAAGGCACTGGAGCTGAAGGTGTACGTGGATGATCTGATGGCAAAACACCTTGCCGCACCAGATCCACATTCACAGTATGCGCCAAAAGCCAGCCCAACATTTACCGGAACCCCCAAAGCGCCAACGCCAGCGGCGGGGAATAATACCACGCAACTTGCGACCACCGCGTTTGTTCAGGCGGCTCTGACGGCTCTTATTAATGGTGCGCCAGCCACGCTGGACACGCTGAAAGAAATAGCCGCAGCCATTAACAATGATCCGAAATTCGGTACCACCATTAACAATGCACTGGCACAAAAAGCGCCGCTGTCGAGTCCGGCACTCACCGGAACGCCAACAGCTCCCACGGCGGCGCAGTCGGTCAACAATACACAGATTGCCACTACCGCTTTTGTGAAATCGGCAATTGCAGCAATGGTGGGTTCTGCACCTGCGGCACTGGATACGCTGAACGAACTGGCGGCGGCACTGGGGAATGATCCGAACTTTGCCACGACAATGCTTAATGCGCTGGCAGGTAAACAACCGCTGGACAATACGCTGACTAATTTGAGTGGAAAGGATGTAGCTGGTCTTCTCGCATACCTTGGTTTGGGAGAAGCGGCTAAAAGGAATGTAGGGACAGGGGCGAGTCAGATACCTGATATGGGTAGCTTCACGCTTTCTGTTTCAGGTACTGGATATCAAAAATTACCATCAGGTTTTATT